CCGCGGGCCTTGAGCACCGCGCGCACGGCATCCCACTGGCCAAAGTGGCCCGAGACGACGATGGCGCCCTTGCCGGTGGCACGCGCTGCTTCCAGTGCCGCCAGCCCTGGACCGGTGACGTGGAACCGTTCTGTCCGCGCCTGGAACTCGGCGCTGTGAAGGATCTCGAACAGGGTTCGTCCCATGTTCTGTCCCATCCGGCGGCGCAGGACGGCGCGATCGGCGCGGGGCATGTCAGGAAAGACGCGCAGCACCTCAGGATCGAACCGCCACCGCGCGGGCGGGAACCAGCGCATGGCGAAGCCGACCATGTTGCCGAACACTCGCGCGCGTTGATCAAGGCTCCGCAATCGCGTCGCCGACAGTGCAGACCAGAGCGGAATGTACTGGGCACGATACCAGAGCGAGCTGACGAAACCGGAAACCATCGATGATCTATGGGGGCATCCGGGGGCAGAGCCAACAGCTATTCGCGGACCGGAGCTGACAATTTGCTTATCCGGAGGAGAGGCAAGGATGCCGACACTTACCGACCTCCGCGCCCGCCGCGATGCCCTTTCAGCCCAGCGATCCTCCGGGATCGCCCGCGTCAGCTATGACGGCAAGACGGTGGAGTATCGCAGCCTGGCCGAGATCGACCGGGCCATCGAGGCGCTGGATCGCGAGATCGCGGCGGCCGAGGGGCGGCGGATCGTGCGGCAGGTGCGCGTGACGACCAGCAAGGGGCTGTAACACCATGGGGCTGTTCGATCGCTTACGCCGCCGGTCCGCTGGCAGCCCCTCCGGCATGCGTGCCCGTCTCGAAGGCGCCATGTCGAAGCGCCGCCTGCGCGGCTGGAACCCGCCGCTCGAGAACATCAATGCGCTGGTCGCCTCGGGCGGCCCGCGGCTGCTGGCGCGGGCGCGGGAACTGGTGGTCACCAATGGCTATGCGGCCAATGCCTGCGAGGCTTTCGCCGCGAACCTCGTCGGCGACGGGATCAAGCCGTCGTCGCTGATCGAGGATGCGGGTGTCCGGGATCGCGTCCAGAAACACTGGTTGACATGGACCGACGAGGCGGACGCGGACGGGCTGACCGATTTCTACGGTCTGCAGGCCATGGTGGCGCGCGAGATGTTCGTCGCCGGCGAGTGCTTCGTGCGCCTGCGGCCACGGCGCGCTGAGGACGGGCTGCTGGTCCCGTTCCAGTTGCAGCTTCTGCAATCGGAAATGCTGCCCTTCGAGAAGACCGGCACTTCGGCCAATGGCAACCGCATTCGCTGCGGGATCGAATTCGACCAGATCGGGCGGCGTGTGGCCTATCACTTTCGTCGCAGCCACCCCGGCGACAGCACCGATCAGCGCGTGGCCGTGCCGGACACCGTGCGTGTGCCGGCCGAAGACGTGTTGCACATCTACCGCCCGCTCGATGCGGGCCAGATCAGAGGCCTGCCGCATGTGGCGCCGGCCATGGTGCGGCTTTTCCTCTTGGACCAGTACGACGACGCGGAACTGGACCGGAAGAAGACCGCGGCGATGTTCGCAGGCTTCATCACCAAGACCGCGCCGGAAGAGCCGATGCTGGGCGAGAGCGAGGCGGACCTGGATGGCGCCGCCATCGCAAGCCTCGAGCCGGGCACCATGCAGGTGCTGCTGCCGGGCGAGGACGTGAAGTTCTCCTCGCCGGCGGACGTGGGCGGCGGTTACGAGGCGTTCCAGTACCGGACGCTGCTGGCTGTCTCGGCCTCGCTGGGGTTGCCCTATCACCTCGTCACAGGGGACGTGCGGCAGGCCAACTACTCGTCCTTGCGCGCCGAGCTCGTCGAGTTTCGCCGTCGCGTGCAGCAGCTCCAGCACGGGGTGATCGCGCATCAGCTCTGCCGCCCCATCTGGGCGCGCTGGCTGGACATGGCGCAACTGGCAGGCCGGTTGGACCTCACCGATCCGGTTGCCGCGCGCGCGGTGCAATGGATCCCGCCGCGGTGGGACTGGGTCGATCCGCTGAAAGACATCCAGGCGCAGGTGCTGGCGATGGAGGCGGGCATCACCTCGCGGCGCAAGGTGGTCGAGGGCACCGGATACGATGTCGAGGAAGTCGACGGCGAGAATGCGGTGGACGCGCGCCGCGCAGCCGATCTGGGGCTGCATTATCGCACGAGCCCCGGCGAGACGCAGGGCGCGCGCGCGACGCCCGCCACCCGCCCGGACCCCGGGGCCGACAGTCAACAGGAGTGACATCATGAAGAGCTGGTACACGATCCGCGCCCGGGCCTCCGGGGCGGAAGTGCTGATCTATGACGAGATCGGCGCCTATGGCGTCAGCGCCAAGGGCTTTCTCGCCGAGCTCGGCGCGCTGCCCGAGGACGCTGCCATCGATCTACGGCTGAACAGCCCGGGCGGCTCGGTCTTCGACGCGGTGGCGATCCACAATGCGCTCACGCGCCACGCGGGCAGCGTCACGGTATGGATCGATGGCATCGCGGCTTCGGCGGCCTCCTATGTCGCCATGGCTGGCGACGAGATCGTCATCCCCGAAAACGCCTTCCTGATGATCCACGATCCTTCCGGTCTGGTGGTGGGCACGGCTGAAGACATGCGCGAGATGGCCGGCACGCTCGACAAGATCGCCGCCGGCATGATGCGCGGTTACGCGGCCCGCTCCGGCAGGCCCGAGGAAGAGATCGCCGCGCTGATGGCCGCCGAGACCTGGTTCGATGGGGCCGAGGCGCTGGAAGCGGGGCTGGCCACGCGCATGGCCGAGCCTGTGCGCATCGCCGCGAGCTTCGACATCGGTTGCTTCCGGAATGCACCGCCGGCGCTGATCGAGGCAGTCGAGACTGTGGAGGAGCCCGAGGGCGCGGCGGCGGGCATCGACATCGTTGAAAGCGCCAACGATGTCGCGCCTGCTCCCGATCCCGCGCAGCCGCCCGAGACGGACAATCCGGACGGCACCGTGTCCGGCCTCTCCACGGGCCCGGACCCCGCGGCCATCCGCGCCGAGGCTATCGCGCATGCCCGCGCCGTGATCGATCTCTGCCGCCTGGCGGGCCAGCCGCAGATGGCCGGGCGGTTCCTCGAGGAGGATGCGGGCCTCGATACCGTGCGCGCAAGGCTGCTCGAGGCGCGGGCCGAGGCCGAGCCCGAGATCAGCCCCCATCACCCGCAACCCGGGCGCGGCGCCACGACCCGCCCCTGGGGCGATGTCATCGCCCGCACCTTCAAGCTGAAAGGATAAGCTCATGACCACGTTGGTTGAAGGCAAGCACGCCGGCGGCTTCCTGATCTGGGAAGCCTTCCGCGACTACACCCGCGAGACGATCACCGTCGCCGCTGGCAATCTCGAGCCCGGCACCGTGCTCGGCAAGATCACCGCATCCGGGAACTACGCCCCGCAAGATCCTGCCGCCACCGATGGCACCGAAACCGCGGTCGCGGTGCTCTGGGGCAAGGCGGATGCAAGCGGCGGGGAGGTACCCGCTGTGGCGCTCATTCGCGGCCCTGCCATCGTCAACCGTCATGACCTCGTCTTCGCCGGCACCCCGAGCGAGGGCGAGATCGCCGCCGCCCATACAGCACTTCTCGAGGCCGGCATCCTGGTGCGCTGATCCCGCGCACCGTTCACCCCATTCCCGATACGGAGGCATTCCCATGGCCACCATGGACATCTTCGAAGGCGATGCCTTCACAATCGTCGAGCTCACCCGCGCGCTCGAAAACATCCCCTACAAGCCCGCCATCCTGTCGGGCTCGGGGCTCTTTGGCACCCGCGGCGTGCGCACGCGCACCGTCATGATCGAAAGCCGCGACGGCACGCTCTCGCTGATCCCTTTCTCCGAGCGCGGATCGGCCTACGAGAGCCAGATCCCCGAGCGCCGCGAGATGCGGGCGTTTGTGTGCCGCCAGTTCAAGAAGCAGGACGTGCTCTGGGCCTCGGAAATCCAGGCGGTGCGCGACTTCGGCTCGGAAACGGCCGTGCAGCAGTTGCAGGAGGAAATCGCGCGCAAGATGCGGACCCTGCGCAACGACGCCGAGGCCACCTTCGAGTTCCACCTCTTCAACGGCGTCCAGGGCGTGGTGAAGGACCCGCGCGACGGCGCCACGGTGATCGACTACTACAGCGAGTTCAACATCNCCCCCGCGGCCGAGGTCGACTTCGACCTCGACAACCAGTCGCCCGCCTCGGGCGCGCTCAGGAAGCGCTGCCAGGCGATGATCGAGAGCGTCGAGG